TTCCCAGTTTATCTGGGCGCCGTACGGCAGAATGGTCGGGGTTTGGGTTCATTCCAGCCCCGACCGACTTTTATAGCGAAGCATCCTGTAAGGAATATCAGACAAGCCAGCACTTGATTTAATAGGGCTGGCTTGCCATTCAAAAAGGAGGCTTAGATGTCCCTATTTTAATCCATAATTTGTGATATAATGCCTATGTATAATGTTTGTGGAGGAGAACAATTGTCAGATAATAATAACCTGCCTACACCACCACCTGGAACTTATTACGATAAGTCTGGCTATCTGAAAGATAAGGAGACGGGGAGGTTTGTCAAAGGCACTAAACCAGGCCCAATGGTTGAAATGCGTAAAGAGACTGGTAGAGGGACTACTACCAAGTCTCTTGCTAAAGCAATTAAAGATGCCTTTGAAGTCCGCGTTGATACAGTCGATACGCTTGACGAAAATAACCGCATCCGTCGCAAACGTAAAGCCATTATGGCAGACGCCCTCGCCCAGCTTATCACTACTGGCGAAGTGTTCCTGCCTGGCTCTTTTGATAGGCGTGGCAGACTCCGCCCAGGGAAACATTTTGAGTTTAGCGCCGATGAGTGGCTCTCTAACTTGATAAAATTGTTACGCTACATCGAACCGCCTGTAACCGAAATCGGTCTGTCGGAAGGAACTAAGGGCATCATCTTTGATATGCCCGTCAAGCGGAAGGGGGATGATGAAGACGACGATGATATTGTCGTCCAGAATGTCCAACCCGCCCAAATCACCGATGCAAGTTATGAGACCATCGAAGAGGATGAGGAACAAGAGGAATAGTGTCGGAAACTTTTAACTTCTCAAAGATGGCAAATTTCACGCCTAAACAACAAGAGGCGTGGGACTCACTATTCAAATACCGCTTCACCCTCTTTGGGGGCAGCCGCGGGCCTGGCAAGAGTTATTGGCTGCGCTGGGCTTCTCTCGGCTGGCTCTTATATTGGTCTAATCATGGCTACCCTGGTCTGGTCGCTGGACTGTTCACCGAAACCTATTCTAAACTGCGCGACCGCCAAATCAGCAAGATCGTCTCCGAGTTCCCCGATTGGCTGGGCACTTTGCGGGAAGGTAAGACATTGGGGCTGGGCTATTACATCAACAAAGAGTATGGCGGTGGCGTGATCTGCCTGCGTAACATTGATGACACCGCTAAATATAAGTCGGCTGAGTTTGCCCTGATAGCCATTGACGAACTGACCGAACATGCCGTGGACGTTTTCAATATCATCTTGGGTTCACTCCGCTGGCCTAACTTCCCCGATACCCGCTTTATCGCAGGCTCTAACCCAGACGGTATCGGGAACGAGTGGACAAGAAACTATTTCATCGACCATATCTATCCTGAGGAAATGCGCCCATACTCCGACCAGTTCAACTTTGTCAGAGCGCTGCCCGCCGATAATAACCATCTGGACGAAAACTACTGGATGATGCTGCGCGGATTACCCGAAGACCTGCGCCGCGCCTGGCTCGAAGGCGATTGGGACGTGTTCAAGGGATTGGCATTCCATAACTTTAATAAAGCCAAACACGTTGTAGAACCTTTTGAAATCCCCGATTATTGGACACGCACAGTCGGGATTGACTTCGGCACGAATGCTCCATTCTGTGCCCTGTGGGTCGCCCGCAACCCAGATAACGGACGGGTGGTCGTGTATAAGGAGTTGTATAAGGCTGGACTCACCGACCGCCAACAAGCCCGCCTTATCCTGGACAACTCAACTGACGAGGAACTGCATATCATCCGCTTCGCTGACCCCAGTATGTGGAACAATCGGGGCGACGAGTCATCCACTTCGGCAGCTAAAACCTATGTTGACAACGGGTGTATAATTATCAAAGGCAATAATAATCGTCTCAATGGTAAACGGGCCATTGATAGATTACTGATGCCTATGGAAGACGGACAGCCAGGCATTTTATTTTTCAATACCTGCCCGAATATTATCAACCAAATGAGCCATTTAATGTATGACAAGAATAAACGAGAAGACGTGGACACCCACATGGAAGACCATGCCTACGACGCACTTAGGTATGCCCTGTCTAACGTGCGCGATTATATGGGACATAAGAAGCTGCCAAAGATTGAAAAGTCTCCCTTTGCCCAACTTGAAAGGATTTAATTATTATGCTAACTCTATCCGAAGCTAAAGCCCACGGCGAAGAACTGTTAAACCGCTATTCTAACTTGCATAAACTGCAAGATAAGATGGACGAGATGATTTTTATGGAGTGGAAGAACAAGCCCGAAAATAAAAATCTCAAATTTACCATCTCTCCAGAGCCCCGCAATGAATTTTTGGGCGCAATGAGGCTGTTAACTGCCACAGACCCAATTATTAACGTGCCTTCTGATAAGAACGACCGCGCTTCAATCGAAAAAGCTGACTTAATCGAACGCCTGTGCAACGCCGTCATCTACCAAAGCGGCAGAATCATGCAAAAACCCGTGCATTATGACCTGGTTTCATCCCTTTTACGCTATGGACAGTTCCATTTGGCTATCATCGACACCGATGACCTGCTTAATTTAGCCCAAAAGTCCAATAAAAACATGTCCAAAGCCGCCAGAAAACGTTACGAACACATAAATAAGGCTACTCCATACTTACTCGAGCCACTTGACCCTAAATGTGGCTCTGCCGAGTTTGATGAGTACGGACTGCGGGCTTATTACCGCCAAACCAGCGTAACTTATGCCTATTTGTTCGGAAAATTTGGCAGATTACCAGAATGGGAACAGCGCGCACCCACCGATACCACCACTTATCACGATTATTGGGACTTGGATGTCCATTATGCTTGGGTTGAGGGTATGGACGAGCCGCTTATCGGCGGAAAACATAATATGCCCTGCATTCCCATCGTGGTTCAGGGGGGCGAAGGCTCACGCCTGAACGAAGAACCCGAAAAACAGTTCCAGCCGTTTTTATATACCATCGAAAAGGGTGAACTGTGGGATAGACATAACCTACAGCTATCCGCATTGTTCACTAATTTGTTCGCTGTAGCTTCCAACGCCACCTTCATCCACAAACAGGCCGTTCCTGGCGAAACCGAAATGGAAGTGGACTGGTCTGTGCCAGGCGGCATCTTGCATCTGGGGCCTGGCGAGGACTTCCAGCCCGCTGAATTTAATGTGTTCAATAAGGACACGCTGTATAGTATGGATTTGTTAAACAAGATGATGGAAGAGTCCAGCATCTACAAACAGACTCTCGGCGGGCCTACTGTGGCTAATCAAGCTTATTCTACGGTTGCCCTGCTCTCCCAGTCTGGACGCCTGCCTCTCGTGGCTACCCAGCGCACAGGCGGGTGGGGCATCGGTACTGCCTTTGAGCTGATGTTCCAGATGATACGCGATAGTGGTAAGAAACGGACTGCCCTGTCCAAAGAGGGCAAACTTGAAATTGACCCAATTGAAATCCCAGAGAACCTAATCATTGATGTGTCTCTGGATATGAGCCTGCCACAAGACAAGTTACAACAAGCTAACACAGCCGCCATGATGGTGGACAAGAGCTTGGCTTCGGTATCGTGGATACGCGAAAACATTCTCAATATCGGCCAGTCCAAAGATATGGACAAGCAAATTACCCAAGAAATGTTCGAGCGCCAGATGACACAGGAATACTTTACAAAGGCTATGGAAACTGAGATTCGTAAGCAGATCGCCGCCGAAATGGAAGCACAAGCCCAACAAGCCCAACAGGCTCAACAACAGCAGATGGCCATGATGCAGCAACAGGCTGCGCAACAAGCGCAGGCTGTTCAACAACAATCAATGGAGTCGCAGCAGATGGCCGCCTATGTGCAAGAATTACAACGCCGATTAGCCGAGCAGCAGGCTGGTTCAGCCGCGCCAGGTAGTTTAGAACGCTTGGCTGGTATGACCGCTGGAGCTGCCGCACCTAATCAACAGTTTAATCCTGCTATGGGCGGCCTATCTCAAATCACAACGGGAGCAGTTTCTGGACTCGGTGAACAACCTATCCCCGCAACAGGAGAGGCTCAAGAAGCACAAGAGGGTTAATATGTTAGATGTGATGCAGGTTGCAGATATTTATCTGATGGCAAAAGCGAATACCAAAAGCCAATTTACTGTCTTGGAACAAGCCTGGTATCTGCCAGCGGCTGATGCTGCCGTAGCTATGCTGGCTGGACTGATTAAGAGCGACAAGAACTTGAGCCAGGTTGCCCAGCAGCATCCTGAAACAATGTCAATATTGAGCCAATTCGGAGGTTGAAATGCCACAGATTATTATGGATGAGGGTGGGAATTATTACCAGCCCCCCAAAAAGACCACAACTCCCAAACCAACTGCCCCTAAGCCTGCTGCGCCTAAAACAGCTGCGAATTATTATAACTGGGAAGAGCGCAACTATTGGCAGAAAAAACAACAGGCGGAATATATCAAACAGATGGAAGCAGAGCTGATGAGACAGTGGGCGCAATCCGAAGTCTCTATTGCTCAACAAACATTTACTGATATGCCGTCTCAGGTGGGGAGATACACCTATAAACAGCCGTTTCAATATCAGATAAATGAATCTCCTTTAATCCGTCAACTTATGGCAGCCAATCCAAGAAGCGCTGTTTTAGAGGGATTGATGCGTACTGGTTATAGTATCCCAAAATATTTACAAGCAGCTTATCCTACGAAACAAACAGCACAAACACTAACGGCACCTGCCAAGCCTTCTACTGGATGGCAAAATGTGGATTGGTTTGGACATGTAAAAATTCAAGGCCCCCAACGCCCAACTGAACAGCCAGCCTATCTGCCAGATTATACCTTCCCAGATTTTGGATTTGGCGGTGGCGGTGGTTCGTATGATTACACTTCTAATCCCTTTTATCGGAACGCTGAAGCTACACGCAAGCCGACTTATTATGAAACTTATCTAACCTGGAGAGTCAAATAATGGCACTTCCTCGTCCGCCAGAATATTACGAAACACCAGAACAGCCCCCCGCGCCACAACAGCCTACGCAACCAGAGCAACCCAGAACGCTGCCTTATGAGGGTGCTATATATAACCAGAACATAAGAGAGGTCGAACGCTGGAGGATGCAGATGGCACAGCGCGAGGGCTATGTGCCAACTGACTATACAGGCACGGATTGGCAACGCTTCGTGCCGCAGGGCTGGGAGCCACGCGGATATAGGAAAGTTTGGTATTCATTCAGTCGCGACAATCCAAACATGGTCTTGTGGCGTACGGCAGAGCGTTACACAGCCGACCCAAGCGCGCCACCTGCTATCTGGGATACAACTAAAACAATTCAAAATTACTGGCACGATCCGCAGAACATTATCCGCTGGTATAACTACCTGCGCGTCCAAGAGTCTGACTATATTCCAGAAGCCTTCGTTGATCCAGATTTTGTCAAGAACCAGTATTCTGCCCTGAAGTATTACAATGGCAATCTTGACCCAGACAACTGGAAGCCATTGCCATTCGGCGAGGATGCTGCTTACCAAACCTTTTTCCAGCCAGATACTGACGGCGTCTCTTCCTACCAAAGATATAGCAATTTGTATAGCACCGAAGAACTGACAGCTGCTTTAGCCGCCTCTCAAACAGGCGCCAGCACCAGCGAGTTGATACGGGTGGTTGACAAGGTCAATGCTGATATTGAAAAGCTGAACCAGTTAGAG